TTTGATTCAGGATGAAGATGTGCATATTGTTGTGCTTCTTCATGGTTAATCGGTTCGCTCATTCCATCCCCCCGATAAATCTGTCTATCAACATATAAATTGACAGTATGCAGTACATTATCAAATCAGCTATATAATTCACTTCAGTTTCTCCTTTCTCAGTGTTCGGGTGCTGGTGTAGTGTTCTTCTATATCCTTGGCTGTAGCTGTTCGCCATCGGTCTGCGTTGCGCACGGCGTACAGTCGCATCTGCCTGCCTGCTATGCGCACTTGCCCCCCTTTCTTCAGTATGACTCTGTATATGCCGCTGCGCTTCATTTCTCGTGCCAACGCGTTGGGACTGGCGCGCTTTGTTTCAAGCGGGTCATACAGCATGTGCAGTTCAGATGATGTGAACAGGTCACTGCGCTGCTTTCCATTGAGAAGTGTTTCCGGCTCTGTCTTCAACCTGTGCACCCACGCGCCGAGCTCGCTCTTGCCTATGTATGTCATCTCTGACTTGGCCTCAGTGCGCAGCGCTGCCGCCTGCGGATCAAAGTCACCGAGGTCAAGATTCAGCAGATAGTGGAACAGATGCTGAATGCCCGCCTTGCTCTGTGACCATGCTACGTACGGCTTTCGCAGGCTTTCCGGCAACTGATCACTGACTACTTCATGAATGAAGAAACGTCTGTCTCCATCATCGAGATAAAATGCGTCTGGATCATTGGATGTGAACAGGTAGTTGATTCGGTCTGGGATGGTATAGCTGGCGATGTACTTGGGATTGACGTGAATGGTCTTCTGCGTGATCATGGTCTTGAACATGTTGGCGAGCTTCCGATTGTTCTGGCCGGTTATGTCATCTGCCAGAACGAATTGCTTGTTCTCCGCCCATGAGAATCGCGTATCCTGCAAGTCTGCATCCTTGACTTCTGTAGCGTTGTCCCCGTACAGGCGCATCAGTGTGTGCCCACATAGCGTCTTGCCGGTTCCCTGCGTAACGCCCCACATGACAACAGCGGATGCCATCTTCGCTCCCGGATTTTGAATGGGGTATGCACACCACCGCTCGAACCACCTTCGCGCCTCTGTTTCCGTATTGTCAAACAGGTGATCCAGCAGTCTGTGCCATAGCGATACATCACCCTTCTCTGCCACATCAACGCCCCATCCACTCCACGTATTGAGCTCACCGAATTCCGTGATACGCGGCTGTCCCGGATCGTACGTCATTCCATGCAACTCTGCGCGGTGCTCCCACTCCAGCCATAGCTTCGCCGCCGGTTTACGCACCAGCTTGGAATTACCGTTGGCGTCAACGGATGTCATGTCAATCCATCGGTTGCTGTGTGTATGCTGCGTGAACGATACCGGGCTGATGCGCATGTTGTGTATGTAGTCATACAACGTGCCTGTGTTGCGCAGGTAAACCAGTTCCTCATTCATGGCATGCAGTTCCTTGCTTGCCGAGTATTCAAATGAATTACCATGCAGCACGTTGCGCTTGAATTTATGAACGCTGTACGCCGCTATGTAGTCGTCTATCCCAACCTTGCGCCCCTTGCGCTGCGGTATTCGCGCAATCATGACCGTAGCACCCTTGTCTATCAAGCGCTTTGCCAGCGTTGCCTCTGCCATCAATACGTCGGGGTTCGTTGCCGCGTCACTGTCGTAACATATGTATATGACTCGGTCTTTGTAGTTTACGCCTTCCAGCGCGGGTAGTAGTGATGTCCCGGCTTTCTTGGACATGAAGCACCACACACCGCCTAGTCCGATGGTAGGCAATCCTTCTCGCGTTGCCAGCGCGCTCTTCTTTTCGCCTTCCGTTATTATAAGAGGTTCCTTGCCTGCCAGATATTCCGACCACTTGATGTACGGTGGCAGGTATATCTCGTTGAGCGTGGCCGGTGGCTGATTGTATCGCAATGGCTTCTTGCCTGAGAGCGCTGCGAAGCCGGTGAGTGTCGTTTCCAGATAACGTACTCTGTAGAACTTGGTCTGCCTACCCTTTGCATCAAAGTACGGTATTACATAGCCTGCTGTACTTGGCTTTAGTGTGTGTCCTGTCTTCAACTTCAGTATCTTGGCGTCTTCGGGCGTAAGCCCGCTGCGCGCAAGGTCGTCCAACATGGCTTGCTGTATATCCAATGCTTTCATTTTTTCGCCTTCAACAGTTTCCGCACATCTGCTCTATACGCAGCCCATATCTTACCTACCGCACGATTAGCTTCTTCGCGAAGCCGCAGCTTGGCTGTTTCCACATCCTCTATTATAGAGGTCTTGGACTTACTTGGCTTTACAGACGTGGGGTTGTCGCCCCAGATAGTTAGTACCATTGATATGCTCCTTTTTTCATAGCTCCGAAGATGTGCTGCGCGTTGCAATGCCCGTTGTACTCCAAGGCGGTGGGAGCTATCGCACCGTTGTCAGAGGCGACAAGGGCATTGCGGCGCAGCAATGTGAATCATGCTTGTTCTTTAAAACTTTAGCAACTGACATAATGTGAACCACTTGCAATGCCCATCTGACGCGGGTTTGCGGGGCGTCGGTTCACGGTTCACATTATTGTATACCAAACTATTTTTGGTTCGGATTCGATTCGAAATCAGAGTTGACCTTTTTTATATCTCTTTAACCCACACCCCACACCCTGAGCATCTCTATATAATTGCTATTCTCTATATAATCTGAAATGTGAACCAATATATAAATAAACCACTATAAATTGAGCTTTAAACTCCGGTTCAGATTTCGGTTCACATTATATTTTGATTCGAACCACGGAGTCCATTTGGAGCCCATTTGTATACGCACGCCAATAGGGGCGCGGGTCTGCGTCTGACTGAAGATGTGAATCAAGTGTTTTCTGAGGACTTGTCATCTTCATATTCCAGCGTTAGAATTCGCGCCATCTCACAAATACATGGGGGTCGACTCGAGTGGCACAGTCAGGCGGACAACCCGGAAATCAGAACGGCAGACGTGGGACGATGTTCCGCGATCAGCTGATCAAGATAATCAATCAAGAAGCTGCGTCACTCCCCGAAGCCAAGCAGCGACTTCGCCAAGCTGCGATGAAGTTGCTGACCCTCGCCGCCGATGGTGAGGAATGGGCAGTTAAGGAATTGGCGAACAGGTGTGATGGCAAGTCGCCGCAGGCCGTAGAACTCACCGGCCACGAAGGTGACGCACTCAACTTCTTTGACCCTGCTAACCTGCGCAACTTGGACGCTGCTGAATCTGAGGCGTTACGTGCTTTGTTGAAGAAAGCCGCGAAAGGCGCTGAATGAATCAAGCATCCGCGATGCTCGCCGAGTTAGATCTGGTAGAACGCATTCGCACTGAACCAGTGTGGTTCATGGAGGAAGTGCTTAATATCAAGGGTAAAGGTTGGGAGTTGGATGTATGGCACAAGGAACTCTTTGAAGCCATCGCTGATGTGTACCGCCATAAGAACAACATTCCCACAGTAATCAATCACGACGGTAAGTCCATGTTCACGATACGTGCCATGCACGGACCTGGAAAGACATTCTCCGCCGCCGCGATAATGCACTGGTTCAATGCCGCGTTTCGCGGTCGTATCATATGTACTGCCCCAAAGGAGAAGCAACTTGCTACGCGTTTGTGGCCGGCATTCCGAAAGATAAATGGTCGCGCAGGCAAGAAGTACTCAGAACCCATAAAGGTAGACGCACTCAAGATTACATGGTTCGGTGATGAGGACTGGTGCGCCATAGGTGAAACGGCAAGCCAGCCTGAGAACTTAGCAGGTTACCATGACGACTACATGTTGTTCTTGGTAGACGAAGCATCAGGCGTCAACGAGGCCATGTATCCAGTCATAGAAGGTGCCATATCGTCAGGCATCATCGTGATTCTAGTACTCATCGGCAACCCTACCAAGAACCAAGGAACATTCCACGCGAGTCACTGCATACCGAAAGTTGCCAAGCATTACTTCCAGATACATGTTGCTCTTGAAAAGACCACGCGTGTTTCCATGGACTGGGTACAGCGCATGGTTGACAAGTACGGTCGCAATTCGCCAGTCGTCAAGGTGCGGTGCTACGGTGAATTCGCGGACAGTGATGAGGCGCAACTCATTCCGTATGCGTGGCTGACTGATGCTATTGGGCGCGAAGGTATCGGTGATGGCGTGCATCCGCGACTTCGCGTTACTGTAGACGTAGCAGACGGCGGTGCCAACTTCACCGTAGTTACAGCCGGACTATGGTTCGGTGATACGCACCTGCATATACTCAAGCAGCGCCAGCATTCGTTTCCGTCCAGCGAGTCACCCATTCTTGCAGGACAGGCCGCACACAACATGTACAATGAGTTCGGCGGTAATCCTGCAAACGGGGATGACGTTGTGGTGGATTCGCTGGGCGTGGGTGCTGGCACTGCCGGCTACCTGATGACGCTTGGTGTGCCGGTCATTACATACAAGGGCGGTGAGTCAAGCGACGATCCCAAGCAATGGCGCAATCGTCGTACACAATCGTACATCATGCTGCGCGACCTGCATCGCGATAAGAAGATATCCTACGCCGAAGATTTTCTGGAAGAGCAAGTTGGAGTGGATGGTGATCTGGATGACTTCACAGCGCAGATGTGCAGCGTACGTACACTTCCGGGAACAGAACGTGTAGAAGAATTAGAAACCAAGAAAGCGATGATGGCAAGGGGCATTGTATCGCCGGACAGAGCAGATGGCTGCGCGCTTATGTGCGCAACGCAAACCCCTACGCTACCAACTACGCTTGTCGGCGCTATCCCTATGGGCAGCATGGCAAGTGCAAACCAAGGAGACTGGTAATGTTAGAAAGATTGAGTCGCGCTTTCGCGGCATTGAAATCAGAACCGAAGGCACTATCTGTCGTGAACACTAAGGAAGTCGCGTGGTCAGAATCATCGCTGTACAGCGGTGTTGATTTTCCCAAGTACAACCCTGACAGCCTTATCGGGCGAAAGGGCTACGCTATATACGGCAAGATGATGACGGACGAGCAGATCAAAGCCGTAGTGCGCTTCAAGCGCGATGCCATCACGTCACGCGCCCCATTATTCGTTAGTGAGCTGGAAGACCTTAGCGACGAAGAAAATACATTCCGCATTGCTCTGTTTGAACATGTACTTGACCAACTGACCGGATCATTCTCCGATGCACTTAATGGCATCATGTCTTCCATGTACAACGGCTTCTCGATGACAGAGAAGATATACAAGGTGCTTCAATTCCAGAAGAAAGGGTGGGTCGGCATTGACCGCATGGAGCTCAAACCGTGCGATACCTTCTTCTTCCACACTGACGTATACGGTAATGTGCAAAAGCTGAAACAGAAGTTTGACATGGTGGATCAGGAACTGGACATGAACAAATTCATACACTTTGTGCAGAATCCAGACTACGACAAGCACTATGGAAGAAGCGAGTTGCGTGAGTGTTACCGCGCTTGGTTCTCCAAGGATATGGCAATCAAGTTCCAGAACATTCACATGGAGCGATTTGCTTCCGGATTCGCATGGGTGAAGCCGGTGAACGGCAAGACACTTACAGCAGGCACGCCGGAGTACGTCGCCTTGCAGAATGTTATGACACATCTGTCTGCCACATCATCCATCATATTTCCCGGTGACATAGACTTCAATATTGAACACCCTGCCACTACTGATCTATTTGAACGCAAGGTTGCGCAGGAGGACAAGTCAATAGCGAAAGCACTGCTCGTCCCTAACCTTCTCGGTATCACTGAACAGGGAAGCACCGGCAGTTATTCACAATCAGATACGCAGTTGGAAGCATTCTTCTGGACACTGGAAGCAGATACCAAGCGTCTTGAGGACACTCTTAATGAACAACTGTTCGGTGAATTGGGCGACCTGAATTGGGGGGACGGACTGTACCCACGTCTGAAGTTCAAACCGTTGAGCGAACGACGCAAGATGGAGATCATCAAGTCGTGGACGGCGTTGGTAACAGGCAAGGCAGTAGAGGCTACGGACACAGACGAGAAACATCTGCGTGAGTTGCTGGAATTCCCAGAGAAGGGCGAGCCGATTGTGAAGCCAGCACCGCCGCCTGCGTTACTTAACCCTGCTGACCCCAACGCACCACTTGACCCCAATGCTCCACCGGAAAAGAAGCCAGCCGAGCAACTACCGGCCGACCCCAACGCTCCGAAACAGCAGAGCGCCACCGCTGCGCAGGAAGAGACGATCATAGGAAGTGCTGCTACTTCAATTACGGTTCCAGCATCCAAGATCATGAAGCGCGTTGACTTCGCAGTTATCAATAACAAAGCTGATAAAGCAGTGTCTGAAACTACTGCAGATGTTGCTACGCTGAACTCAGAAGCAGTTGCACGCCTTGTACTGCTGGCAGATGAGTTGAAGCTCGGCACTGCAGATGGTCGCCCGGAGGATATGCAGAAGATTCAATACACCGCATCTGAGATGAGTGCGCTCAAGGGCGCTGTGACAAAAGGATTGAAGGAGGCTTGGAATATAGGTACGACACATGCGCGTACAGAAATGGCAAAGGCTAAGGGGGAAAAGTTCGCAGTCAATGATCTGTCATTGCAGGACATAGCCGCTGCATACCTGAAACAGAAGGGATACACACTAGCCGGTGACATCAGCGCTGCCACACAGAAGATCATACGTAACATACTCATGGAAGGCGTCAAGGTCAGCAAGACATTCGCAGAAACCAAGCGCGCAATATACAAGGCGCTTGAAGCTGACGGTATGCTGACCAAGGAAGCCGTGGTGGAAGCGCTCGGTGCGTCTACAGTCAAAGATGCATCCGCGAAGATCGCCACTGCTATTCGAACTGTTTCGTTCGAGGCTATCAACGAAGCGCGCTACAATTTTTTCTCAGATCCTGCACTGGCAGACTTTGTTGAGGCGCTTGAATACAGCGCCATACTGGATGACCGCACTACTGAAATATGTAGCCAACTCGATGGACAAATCTATCCTACAGATGACGAAGTGTGGTCAACTTTTCGTCCCCCGAATCACTTCAACTGCCGGAGCTTGCTAGTACCAGTGACGGTTCGTGACACGTGGACTAGGAGTGATGACCCGACTGTGAACCCGCAGAAGGGATTTGGATTTACGCACCAACCGATTCGACAATGATCATTGTTAAAGGAGAAATACAATGCTGGAAGCCAAGTCACAAGAAGCACACGCGGAAATGACAATCACTGTGACGCGCCCGGATGGATCAACTCAGTCCGCCAGGTTCGTCTCTGTCTGTGCGCCCGAAGAAACCGTAAATCCGCCCACTGAATTTAAACGTAAAGAGAAGGAGCAATAACATGGCAGTCACACATACCACCACGATTCGAAACGCATTCGCCGACCTGCTTGGCGATACCCTGGACTCCGGTAAAATAAAGTTGCGGATAACAGGTTCGACCGCCGATGCACCTAGTACGGCTGCCGCAACTCTGACGCTGAATGCCGCTGCGTTCCCTGCTGCGTCTGGTGGGGTAATTACCGCTGCTGCGATCACGTCTGACACGAATGCAACAGGCAATGCTAGTGCCGTCGCTTTTGCCACCGTGGAAACTTCTGGTGGCGTGGTCAAATGGCACATGGCTGTTGCTGCATCCGGCAGTGATGGCAACTTGTCTGGAGGATTGACGATCAATGCAGGCGATACAGTTTCATGTTCCGCATTGACTTATACCGCCTGCCCATAAGTCATGCCTGTTCTAAACGGGAATCACGCTGGACCTACTGGCGCAACTGGAGCTACTGGTGCTGCTGGTGCTGACGGTGCTGCGGGGGTTGGTGTTCCTGCTGGTGGCAGCACTGCGCAAGTCCTGAAAAAACTATCTGCTACTGAC